CCGCAGGCGGCAGCCATCAGGCCTTCAGCCAGATAGGCCGCCTCTTGTATATTGAGCTGGATATTATGATGACCGACAGACAGAGAAATCATTGCATGGTCTCCTGAGCGCGTGCGGCGATGCGGTCATTCATCCAGCCCTCTATTTCGGAAGCCAGCCAGGCCACGTTCTTGCCGCCGAGAGAAATCTGGGCGGGAAATTGCTGACGGCTGATTAAGTCGTAAAGGGTGGAGCGGGACAGGCCAGTGGTGTGGATCACTTCCGGCAGTCGCATAAAGCGATCGCGTGGGTATGCCGGTGGCATCACAGGGGCAGAAGAAGGGGGCGTGTTTTGAGCGGTGGAGAGCATGGTGCTACCTCATATCTGTATCCGGCTGGACGCGTCCAGTACCGGCTGTTTCGTTAAGGAGCCCCCTATTGTGAGAATATTTTTGCGTTTAGCAACAAGTGGTTGCCGCTAAAACTTTTAGAAGAGAGTGCTTGTTTTTTCCTGGTGACATCAGGTGACACCAGACAAAATGCCAACTAATGCCAATAGATGCCATTGTTGCTAGATTGGTTATTTAACGAACACAAAACAAACTATTTTAACGATTGATCATGTACCTATTAATAGGAAAAAAGATTAATTTATTTTTGGCTAGCCAGAAAAAGGCTTTTGCAGAGAGTGAATAGTAGTGAACAGTGAGTGAATACCTTTAGATGAGGTATTCACTGCTTAACTTAATAATTTTATTATATTTTATTATAGAGTGAACAGTAGTGAATAGTATTTATAGAAATATAAACTCTCTCCACTTTCATGGATTACGTCCCGCCCGTTGTACCAGCGCTGAGCAAACGCCATCGGATAGAAATGTTGTGCCAGCCTCCCCACAATATCCTCACATTGACAAAACATTGCTGAGGTATGCCATGAAACCCGATTCAACCAAAATCGTCGAAGCCGTTATCCAGGACTTTCTTCAGGTCAAAGCCGGTCACAACGAAAAGCCATCATCAGGAAACGCGGAAGGTGCTATCCAACACTTTGAGCAGGCCAAAGCGGCGTTTGCTGAGAAAAAGCGTGCACTTGATGAAATTGAAAGTTCAATTGCCCGATGCGCCCAGGAAAAAGAAACGGCGAACAGCGAAATCAAAGAGAACGAAGAGAGCTGGCGTTCGCGTTTTCGCAAGTCACGCGGGGTTATGACTGACGAACTCAAGAACGCACACAGTCAGCGGGCTATTCAGCAAGGATTAGTTAAAGAGTTCGATGACCTGATTGAAGAATTGAATGTCGAGAAACAGTCGGCGATGTTGCATTGTGCTAATGCTGGTGGAGCGTTGATTAGCGCCCACCGCAGCGCACTGAATGCCTATGCTGATACACAGTGGCGCATGGCCATCAACAATCTCAGTCCGGCGCTTGTGCGTGCTGTAAAACTGAAACTTCTGGCGTTATCCACCGTAAGTTATCAGGAAACACAATCCGGTCATTATGTAGAGCCCGCCAAGATTATCAGCGCTGAAATTGGCAACGCGTTAGTCGGTGCGGCTCACATCGGTCAGTTCAACATGGATGCAGAACCTATGTTGGGGAAAATCGGGATGCATTCTCCTGCGCTGCCTGGTGTCGATATGGCGCTATTGCAAAGCCCGATAAAAAGACAATTACTGGCTCAAAAACTCTCCCAGCGTATCGATTCAAATAAGGAGTAATAGCAAATGATGCGCTGCCCGCTTTGCAGCTCTGTTTCTCACATTCGTACAAGCCGTTATATCACCGAACAGACAAAGGAGTCTTATTATCAGTGCACCAGGCTGGAGTGTTCATGCGCATTTAAAACAAATGAAAGTGTCAGTAAAATTGTTAAAAGAGAAAATATGAAGCGGGATATATAAATTTAGGCTCGCTTTCAATTCCCCAAAAAAATAATCTCAAGTGCCGCTTTCGAATAAGGCGGCATTTTTCATTATGCAGTGAAAAACCGCCTCTCCTGACAGCCTTTTCTCTGGCTAGCCTGTCCTTGCGAGCTATGCATGCATAGGGTGCATGGTTTTGCATGCATTCGGGAGTGCTCAAAATGGCTCTAACCCCTTGCTACACGGGATTTCAGCGGCTTTTCTTCATGCATTAAAATCAGTGAGCTAAGTCAGCAGCGGGCAGGCGGGGAGAATTGCGCGCGCCGAACCTCTGGGTGACTTTTACGCTTTTGATTACAAACGAGTTGACTCTCAAATACGTTCAGTAATGGTTGACGTTAAGAAGTGGTTTTATAAGATAATTGGATCTAGTTCCCATAACCGGTGACATCATGCTTAATACTTTATTGCCTGCACCTGATACTTATTAATCCTATTTAAAGATGCAGGCATTTAAAACGAAATTTAATAAATTAGCGTTTCCTTGACTGCCTTCTTAATGATTCAACTGCATTTTTTATTGATTCTTCTTTGGATTCGATACTGCTCCATTCATTCCAAAATGCTCTAGTAGCACTGTCTGGCTTCAGCTTAGGTTCATTGAGCTTTATTCTCGATGGTAGGAGAACTGAATCACCGAGCACAATCGCTTCGCCTGTGTCCAAAATAGGAAGAATAGAAGCCAGTGAACTTAGGGAGTCAGGCATCAATCTATGTACAACCTGTTGGTCCTGATAGTTGCTGAGCCTGAGGGAAATAATATTGTTACATTGGCTAAGAATTGTTGCATTAACATCAGAAGGCCTTTGGCTTACAACAAGTAACGATACTCCATATTTCCTCCCCTCTTTTGCAATTTTCTCGAAAATTGATAGGGATATTTTGGAATCAGCATCACTACTGTCAGATGTCGGTAAATAAATGTGAGCTTCATCACAGACGAATGCGATAGGAGTCCGCTCAGCTTCATTCCGCCAGAACTGCACGCTATATAAAAATCTTGTTAGAACTCCAATGACGATCGGTAATATATCTGATGGGGTTTCAGAGAAGTCAATTACTTTAATTCCATGAGACTTTGAATCAGATTTAAGTATCTTACTTGCATATCCTTCTAACCAAGAATATTCATTATGCTCTTCACGCTCAGAAAACAAAAAAGCATTTCTTTTATCTTCTATTTTAGTATTTAGTCTGCTAATAAATCTTGTGAGCTTCCCATTCCAATCTCCTTTTATGTCTTTAACTCCGGCTCCCTTTTTAGTTCCTTCATCATCTTCTGTTAACCGTTCTATTAACTTGACGATAGAATATGGAATAGGCGCATCTACCGTCAAGCAATCATCAAGTTGCTGTATCTTGTTTTCAGTGATGTATTCTTGCTTTAATTCTCTTACGTGATGAGTAAATCTTGCAGACTGATTTGGGGCGTTGCTATCACTTCGATCCAAAAGTAGTGATAGCATTTCATCTTTGTTAAGAAGCCAATGTGGAACAAAAATGCTGTTTTTATCGTCCAAGTTTCCAGGGGAAGCTATTTTATAATAATCAGCAATTGGCGGGGTAGTGGATTTGTTAAAATCGGCGGAGAGAGTTTTATATTCTCCATGAAGGTCATATAAAACTATATTGTTATATTTTAATTTTGCTGCCTGCTCAAGTAGTGAAGCTACTGTCCAACTTTTACCTGACCCTGTACTTCCAAGCAAAGCTGCATGTCTTTGAAATAACTTATCGCCATTCGCAACAGCTCTAGAATTTGTATTTCCATATGTGCCAAGTATAAGTTTTGTTTCCTCTGGAGTATCATTGTCAACAGCGGACATTAGTTTTTCCAAGCTTTCCTTTCTAATGAAGAATGCCTGTTTTTCTACTCTAGGGAAATATTGAGCTCCGCGTTTAAAAACTTTTTTCTTGCTGCCAAGGACTTCCCAAAATGTACCAATCAGAGCTACCTGCAAAACATCATGATCTACAGCCAAAACTAACAGTTCATCGGCTGCCTCATCAACCTCACCTGAGATATCATCGGCATCGATACCATTTTGGATTATTTTCGGATTGCCTATTGAGCGCTTAACTTTCTCTATTATGCCAACAAGAAATTCCTGTGGAGTATTTCCTTCAATTGCAACTAAATCAAATACCGTAAGCTCTTGAATTATTTCACTTGAGTCAGCAATTATTAAAACTCTATCTGTATCGACATTAGCGACCCGACCAATCAATGAGTCGTCATTAGTAGAAATAACATTGTCTTTCATGGCATTAATACTCCGTTTATAAACTCGTCTAAGGACCAATATCTACCATCAATAATGCTTTCTATGTTTTTTATTCTTACTTTCGTTTTTCCCTCACTTTCACATACAAAGGTTATGTGTCCGTTCTTTTCACATATTGATTTTGCATTGCTACTTAAGTCTTTAACTAATAACAGAGTGGGCACTTTATCATTAATTCTTTTTTTCAAGTGTACTTCGAGTTGTTCATCATTAAATCCATATCCAATTATCAAAAAAGAAGTGGCTTTGTTAATATAGTTATTTGCCCTTTCTCTATGGTAATCAAATGGTTTCTGATAGCCTGCTCTAAATTTGCTTGTGCCAGGTGTGATTATTAGTCTTTTGTACTTAGTGGGGAAGCTTGTTCTTATGATATCGCCTTCTCTATCGAACCAATCTAAGCTTCCGTGAGGTTTGAATATTTTTGCGTGTTTTTTAGTAGTTAGCTTATATTCTGATGGACCTCTCAGGCTTTTCTTGAATTCTTTTTTAACTATTTTGTCGAGTTCTATTTCTGGATTGTGGCTGCAAAAATAATTATTGATAAATCCACTTATTATTTCTATCCCGGCTAGTTCACAAGCTAACTCTATAAGTCGGTCATAGTTTGGTGTTATTATAACTAGAGAGTCTTGATTAAATGTTAAATGTCTAATTAAACCTGTTAGGGAAAGATTTTTATCACCATTTAGAACCGAAGAAATGACTGCCATTTCATCTTTTAAAATTAACTCCGCCGTGCAATCTATAATCAAAGGTATTAGTTCACTTTCTGGCTTTAGAAATGCCATTGCATCCTCAAGCCCCATCTCCTCCGATAATTTGGTTTTTATAACCTCCCATTCTTCAAGTAACTGGCCTTCTGCTCTTTCAGGTATCTGTTCATTTAGATGTTGTGATAAAGCCCTCATTCCTGAAATCCCTTCTCCCAAAGAGAGGCCTGACCCAATAATAACTGTTGGTGTATTGTTAAAAAATTGCTGTAGATGAGTTTTAATTGCATCAATATCCATATGATTTCCATGCTAATTAATATTATATACAAATTGCCCCCACCAACTCATTAGTTCATGACGTTTTTCTAAGTAGGTCGAGCGGTTATAAGCTTTGCGTACTTCATTTTTATCACTGTGAGCCAATGCTGCTTCAATAACATCAGCATTAAATTCCGCTTCATTCATAGCAGTACTGGCAATTGAACGTAACCCATGTGCGACTAATTTTCCACCATAGCCTATTCGCTTCAATGCCGCATTAGCTGTTTGGCTGTTCATAGGCTTACGTGGATCATTTCTGCTAGGGAAAACATACTGACGGTTACCACTAATTGGACGCATGATTTCCAGCAGCTCTAAAGCTTGTTCTGACAATGGAACGATGTGATCACGCTTTGCCTTCATGCGTTCTGCTGGAATACACCACTGCTTGTTCTCGATATCGATCTCAGACCAGGCTGTTGCCGACGCTTCTGCTGGTCGTATGAGCGTTAGTAACTGCCATTCAAGCAAGCAGCGGGTTGGTACTGATAAGTTGCTCATCGAAATCGTGCGCATCAGCTTAGGCAGTTCTTCGGGGCGTATTGTGGGCATGTGTTGCTTCTTCGGGCGCTCGAAAGCATTACCTATACCTGAAGCTGGATTTGCCTCAATCAATCCAACATTCACCGCATAAATCATAATCTCGTTGATACGCTGGACTAACCGCCTGACTGTCTCTAATGCTCCGCGCGCTTTGATTGGTTCTAAAACTTGAATCAGGGTACGAGCTTTCAACTCCTGTACGGGAACATTTTCAATGCTAGGCAGGATATCTTTCTCGATAGAACGCCAGATATCTTTAGCGTGGTCTACGCTGACGTGACTTTGTTTCAGCTCGAACCACTTGCGTGCAACATTGACGAAAATGCTTTCCTGAGCGATTTGGAGCTTCTCAGCTTCTTCACCAGCTCGTGCTTGCGGATCTATCCCTCTGACTAACATCGCCAGTTTCTCAGCGCGTACTTCCCTAGCATCAGCCAGTGAAAGTGCAGGATAAGCGCCAAGGCTGATCATGGTGCGTTTTGATGTGTTAGGTACCTGATAGCGGAAACGCCAAATTTTCTTGCCGGTGGTTTTGACCAAGAGAAAGAGTCCGTCACCGTCATGTAAGGTGAGGTCTTTATCGGTGGCTTTGGTTTTTTGTACTTCGGTGTGGGTGAGGGGGCGTGTAGTCCGCGCCATGCAAGGATCTTCCCTAATTGGTATACGTTTATTGGTATATATCTTAGCGTATACCAATTCGTATACCAATAGACGCCGGTTTCAGGCGGATCTTCTCGGACTTCTACAGACACAAAAAAGCCCGCAAACCTAGGAGGGATGCGGGCTTTCAGGACTTCTCCGGACTTATCTGGTAATAACCGGATCATTATTTGGTGGAGCTGGGGGGATTTGAACCCCCGTCCAGAATTACTACATTTTTAATCTGCTTTTGATATATAACATAATTCTTTATTATTCATTGAGTTAGTTAGTATCTGTTAGTATCTCTTGGTTGCTTTTTGTATCCTCTGCCGCCATTTTGTCGCCATTTTTGCTGTGCCAATTTAGGTTTGCAAGAGGGTTTTTTGTTGTTGCGTCTTCCAGGTGTTCCAGGGCGAAATGTGCGTATACCATTGTCATTTTAATGTCCGCATGACCCAAGATATCTCTCAGAACTAATATGTTCCCGCCATTCATCATAAAGTGGCTCGCGAAGGTGTGGCGCAGTACATGCGTACATTGCCCTTCTGGCAGGATGATGCCTGCTCTTCTTACGGCTCTTTCAAACGCTTTTCGGCAGGGTGAGAAAATTGCACCACGTTTTTTAGGTATCTCGTCGTATAGCTCTTTGGTAATGGGAACGGTTCGGTTTTTTTTGCCTTTTGTTTTGATGAAGGTGATCCGATACTTTGAAATCTGTTGTCCTTCTAACTTTTCCGCTTCACTCCATCGTGCCCCAGTTGAAAGGCATATCTTCGCCACCTTTATAAGGTCTGGATTCAAAGACTCCTCGCAGGCATCTAACAGACGTTTTATTTCAAGGTCTTCCAGAAAAGTTAGCTCTGTCTCATGAATTCGAAAAAGAGGTAGCCCGGTTAACGGGTTCGGCGCAGTCCAGTGGCCGAGCTTACGCAGAGTGCCAAAAACCGCAGATAGGTTTAACTGCTCAAGGTTAACCGTCCGCGGTTTTACTTTTGGCAGTAGCTTTCCTTCACTTGTTACAAGTTCTCCATTTAACCTTTTTTCACGGTACTTTGAGAAATCAGCCGCCGTTACTTCTGTGGCCAAGGGGTCACCGAGTCCGTCACATATGACTTTAAGCTTAGCGTTCATCTTCTTAGGGGCGGCAAGGGTTTGCCCGTAAAGTGAATCCCAGAGTTTGATCAGATCAGAAAGCTTTCTTCTATCCGCTTTTTCTCCCATCCACGGTTTACTACTCGCTTCTTCCATTGTGAAGGTTTCGAAAGCGGCCGCCTCGCCTTTAGTAGCAAATAATTTCCTAACGCGCTTCCCTTTACGTCCGTTGGGATAGCATTCACACAGCCATTGCCCATCTGGTTGCTTTCTGATCGCCATAACTTAAGCCTTACTAAACGTGCCTGCCACTTTGGCAATGATTTTTATTTCGTCTAAATTGCAGTCAAAGGGAACTCCACCACCTTGGACGCGCACCTTTTTCACAGGGATGAAAGCCAATTCCCGAACACTATATTTCCCTTCAATGTTGACTAACCATTCACCGTCTGAAAATTCTGATTCCTTTTTATCAACAATGTAGGTTTTCGTTTCGCTTCTAATTACATGAGGCGCGGCAAGATTGTTGGGAAGAAAAACCTTATCAAACATCATGTAACCTGATTGTTTTAACTCCCCCCCTTCCAGTACGTAACTCTCCAGCCGAACGATATCGGATTTTGAGTGTTCGTATTTGACGCCTTCACCTGTTGCTAGCCATTGCAAAGAAACACCTGTTTCAAGGGCGCATCGAATAACTAGATGTGCAGGGAAATAATCCCGCTTCAACCAGGTTGCCAATGTGCTAGATGCAATTTCAACATGCCGACAAAGGTCATTTTTGAAGCGAAATCCATAAGCATCCATCATTCGGTCAATGGCTTCTACTCCACCTGTTTCAAACATAATTGCTCTCATATACGAATAAAATGATTGACTGTTCGTATTTGAAACATTATAAAGTGAATGCTCTCAGATACGAGTAAATGCGAATCTATGCCAAGAAACGCGAACAGATACGAACTGATACGAAGAAAACAAGGGATATTGCACGATGAATGAATCTATTTCAATCGAGATTCCGAGCCTTTGGGTTTATCCAGACCAATTTGCCGCTTTAGAAAACATGTCAAAACATACTGTTTATAAGTGGAAAGAATTTGGGAAGCTGAAAATCATCCCTAAAAAAATCGCCAAAGGTAAAACCAAGGCAGGCGGAAAGATTCAAATCAAATATTACGAATATAAATATCAGCAACTTAAGGCGATGGGATTCTCCGACATCGTTGTCAATGTTGTTGGATGGGACAAGTTTGCCGCCAAAAAAGAGGCATAACTATGTTTGATTATCAAACATCCATACATCCCCATTTGGATACAGCTTGCCGCCGCTTCTCACTGGCGCACAACCTAACCGAGGTTGCTGCCGTTATGGGTATTTCTGCCCAGGTGTTACGCAACAAACTGAATCCAGACCAGCCGCACCGTTTAACAGTAAACGAGCTGATCATGCTGACGGATATCACTGATGATTCGGCGGTTCTGGATGGTTTGTTGGCACAACTGAAATGTTTACCTGCTGTGCCAGTGAATGAAGCGAAACCAAATAATTTACCGATGCACGCTCTGAGTGCTACGGCCGCAATCGGTGTTATTGCCGGTGAGGCCATTTCCCCCGCGCCTATGACGCAATCACGTAGAAACGCCATTTTAGACCGAGCCAATCAGGCGATCCGCGATCTGTCCTTGCTCGTTGTGTCTGTTGAGTCGCGTTTTCACACCACGCCTGTGCTGGCATCTGCAATGGACGTAATCAGTTCATGCGGCGTCATGCCTGGCCTGAACTGAGGCTATTCGATGAAAGTTTTCGCACAACTATTAAAGCAACAATCGCCAACGGCTCAACTGCAAAGCTATGGCCACGGTTGGCTTGAACTGCCAAACGGTCAGCGCTGGCAACCGGCCGCAAGCAAAGTGTCGTTTCTAAGTGGTTGCCGTCACCCGATGGTGAAGATTAAGCGCCGCCCATGGTGGTTCCGCCTGATGAGATTAAGGGGGTAAGCGTGGAACAGCAATTGCCGAAATGGATTAGTGAAGCCCGAAAGATGATTTCAGGCACTGAAAACCGGGTGAAACATTATTGGGAAAATCTTCCAGAAGATGGACGCCGCGATCTTTGTTTCCTCTCCCAGCTGAAAAGCCGCCATGTGAAATGCGCCTGGGACGATTTGACCGAGGCGGAAAAAATCGCGCTGTGGCAGGGCGTTTTGAAGGTCAGAAAAATGCAGCAACAAACCCGTTCGCTGACGCCGGAAGATTTCAAAGGCGTGGTTGTTTGTAGTGTTAGCCGTAGAGCTGACGAACAAAAAATTTCAAATCCGATGCACTGAGGGAAGTATGAAAATTATCACCGTAGACGAAATTGGTTTGATCGAATCATTCGCAGCTTTTGGCGTTAAGTTCAATTACAGCCGTTTATTCCTGAGTAAATGCCACGTGTCAAAAGGCCGCGTTGCGCTGACGCCTTTCATGTTCAATGACACGGTTCACCTTGATAACCCGCACCAATGGTTTGCGGCCAATGCTGCGTTTTGGGTTCGCGCCTATCGTGAGTCTGAAACGTTGGTCGAACAAGTCGAAACAATGGCCAGCATTCGCGCCCTGTATTTTTTGGCCGGTTCTTTGGGGCAGGGTCATGCTCATGCGCTGATCAGCACCTGGTTTGATACGACCAAGGAACTGCACGGCATGGGGGCGCTTAACCTGTCACCGCTTGCACCGCTGCCTAAAAAATACGAAACAACGATTTCCCCGCTTAGTTTTCATTAATTAAATCTTTTGAACGCCCGCGGCTTCCGCCAGGTTGCCGGGGTTTCTTGCTGCCTAAATTTGGAGTTATGCCATGCAGATGAAACGTAATGATCGCAACCAATTTCCAGTTCGATGGTGTGGATGGGATGCTGCAAAAGCTGCCTGTGACCAAACCGTAATATTGATTAAAGGCGCACGCGCTGAGGCAATGGCTGATGCTGCCGTGAAATATTCTGGCCGACTGGATCGGCTGGCGTCTCATATTGTGAATGAAGGGTTCAGTGCTGCTGAAATCGTTGAACTGTTACGCCAGGAGTCAGAACAATTTGCCCGTGCTGGCCAGGGCGGTGCTCTATGAAAACTGTCTTGAAATGGGCGGGATCCAAGGTTCGCATCATAGAAGTATTGAAGCGTCATTTACCCGCAGGTCAGCGACTCGTTGAGCCGTTTGCAGGTTCCTGCGCAGTGATGATGAATACGGATTACCCGGCTTACTTTATTGCTGATGCAAACCGCGATCTGATCGATATGTACAAGCTGATTGCAGAGCAACCGGCCGCGTTTATCCAGGCGGCTGAGGCGCTTTTTGAAACGGGAAATACCGAGGTGGAATATTACCGTTTACGCTTTGCATTCAATTCAAAACCGGTCGGTGATAAAGACCGCGCCCCGCTTTTTCTCTACCTCAACCGTCACTGTTTTAACGGGTTATGCCGGTACAACAAAAGGGGCGAATTCAACGTTCCTTTCGGCAAATACAAAAAGCCGTACTTTCCAAGAGCTGAAATTCTGGCATTCGCTGAAAAAGCCAAGCTGGCCACGTTCCTTTGTGGGAACTACAGCGAGGCATTGAAAGCCGCGCAATCTGGGGACGTGGTTTATTGTGATCCGCCGTACCTCACAGAAACAGCTAATTTCACCGCTTATCACTCTGACGGATTCGGGCACGAAGAACATGGCAGGTTAGCCAGGAGCGCACGCCGTTTGGCTGGCCGTGGCGTGCCGGTGGTCATTTCTAACAGTGATACAGATATGGTGCGTTATCTCTATAAAGATTTTGCCATCAATAAAATCACCGCGCCGCGCAGTATAGGAGCGGCGGCCGGCAGCATCAAATCTGCCCAGGAGGTGATTGCAACCGTGGCGTGGGATTGCTAAATGGCATCTTTCGTTAACGGGCAGCATCATGAAACCCGCCAGTGGCAGCAAGAGCAATTTGCCCCTGGCGCACCTGATGAAATCAGCCTGACCGAGCGGCAGTTATGGCACCTGAATAAAGCCGATCATGATTGGCGTGCGGAGTATCTTGGCGAAATGCCGGATTTCTTGGCACGCTATTTTGGCGATCGATATAGCAAATTATTGGAGGGTGGCCATAACGGCCGCCGCCGTGCCAATACGTTTTTACGCACTACGGTGGGTAAGAGCGTATTGCCACGTCTACGCAATGTCTGCGAACAGTACACGACAAAACACCAGGCTGCGGGGGTGATCCCTTTCCCGTTCCTGGCTGACCTTGAAAAACTCCCGACCCTTGGCCGCGACGAGCTGCGAAACTTAGCGCACCGCGTCGCTGATTTTATGTCTGAGTCATTCACCGATTTTATTGATCTGGCTTTTGACGGCGCAGCTGCTGATCAGAAAGAAATGACGCGCCGCACTTTTGCCACCTTTGAGCACCTGGGCAAGTTGGCCAAAATGGCCGGTATCACGCCGCCATACTGGCAGCAATTTCTTTCAGGTCGCACTTTCACAACTCGCACCGCGGAATCCGGTTTATTGCGCATGGTGGCACCGGAGTGGTGGCGTACTAAGTTGAAGCGCCGCCGTGATCTGCAGCGTGAGCATATGGCCATTGCCGTTGGCCAGGTGCAAAAGGCGGCATCGGCTTACGTCAGCCGTTCCACGCAAGGGGAATGGGTGGAGCAAAAGAAACGTAACCGGGAGTTTTTTAAATCGTGTGATCTTCAAAATCAGGAGACGGGGGAACGTCTTTCCCTGGCTGACATGGTGGACGGCAGCAACGCTAACCCGGCAAAACGTCGCTGCGAACTGATGGTTCGTATGCGCGGGTTTGAAGATTTGGCCACTGAAATGGGGATGGCCGGAGAGTTTTACACGATCACCGCGCCGTCAAAATATCACGCCGTGCACAGCAAAGGCGGGTTTGTGTCTCAGTGGAACGCGGCCAGCCCGCAGCAAACACAAAAATACCTTTGCGGCGTATGGGCAAAAGCCCGCGCTGCGTTTTCCCGCGCCGGGATCCACGTCTTTGGTTTTCGCGTAGTCGAACCGCATCACGACGGGACGCCACACTGGCATATGTTGCTGTTTATGCGGCCGTCAGACGTGGCCGAGGTGCGGGATATTCTCTGTTATTACGCCCGCCTTGAAGACTCCGAAGAACTGCAATCCGAACACGCGCTTAAGGCGCGTTTTCACGTTGAGCCTATCGATCCGGAGAAGGGCAGCGCAACCGGCTACATCGCCAAATACATTTCCAAAAATATCGACGGTTACGCTCTGGACGGGGAAGCCGACGACGAAACCGGCGAAAATTTAAAAGACATGGCCAGGGCGGTATCTGCCTGGGCAAGCCGCTGGCGGATCCGTCAGTTTCAGCAAATCGGCGGTGCGCCGGTAACGGTCTGGCGTGAGCTGCGCCGCATGCGTGATATCACCCTGGAAAACAAATCTATGGATGCCGTGCTGGCTGCGGCGGATGTGGGGTGCTGGGCATCCTATACCCAGGCACAGGGCGGGGCGTTGGTGGCGCGTCGTGATCTGGTTGTGCGCCTGATGTATGAAATCACGGAATGCGGCAATGAATACGGGGAAGCCGTTCAGCGTATCCAGGGGGTTTATTCGCCGTTATCGGGTCAGGAATCAGAGGTATTAACGCGCCTGGTTAAGTGGGCGATTGTTCCGAAGTTGGCCGACAGCGCAGCGGAGGCTGCTTTTCCTGGCGGCATCGCCGCCCCTTGGAGTTCTGTCAATAACTGTACTCAAAGTACGATCAGCGAGTTGAAAAAAGGCATCGGTATTCAGTCCCAGGATGCTGGCCAGATGGCCAAAGCGCTGGCCAGGGGCAATATCGTGCCGCTGGATCGGGAAACAGAAATGCAATTAGAAGGTAACCGGCTGGTGGTGAGGCGGAGAAAGCAATATTGCAGGAACAAAAATTGCGGGGAGGTCATCACGCCTGAAAACGAATCATTTGATTCCCCTGGCATGTGCTGGGCGTGTGCCGATGGGTATGTTTTGCAGGCGGATCAGAATGATGCCGTTAACCGGGCGTTTGAGGCGTTAGGCATTTAATGCAAGGTGAAAACTCGCAAAAGCACGTTCAGTTTGCTTTTATTCTGTAACAATTTGAGATACTGTATATTCATACAGTGAATAAGTTAAGGAGGTTGGGGAATGCGGGATTTATTTTTTGAGGAAATCGCTGTGCAACGGATGGCTTTATTTTCTCGGTTGGTAGCTGTTGGGGACTGTGACCAGGAAGAAAAAACGTTAGCCTTGGGATGGTTAGCTGAGTTGAATGCCCAATTGCTTGAAAGTCTGCGGCAGACAGAAAAGAAAAACCCCCAAAACGGGGGCAGTGATTCAGGCTTGTTGCAGTAGCGAAAGCAACATTTGCTTATCGTCTGATTTCAACGATTCCACTAAGCCACGCAGTAAACTGCCCTGGCTTTTCGCGCTGGGGCTGATGGTGTGTGAAAAGGTCATATTCATTACAAAGGTATGGCCACACTCAAAGTCAGAACACGCACAATACAGGTCTGAAATCTGACGGTGCTTGCGTGACGTTTTTTTAATGACTGAGTTCGCGCCGCATTCGGGGCAGATGACTTTCATCACGCGCATGTTGTTGGCTCCGGGAAAGTGATAACCCCGTGATTTTAGCCTGTTGCGGCTCATTTTTCATCCTCTGATGTTGTGTCAAAGGCGAAGTTAA